CGCCCCGTAGGCGGCTCTTTGCTTTGAAGGAGATGGCACATGCCGAACCCGACCCATCGCTCGCTACTCGGGGCTGTCCGGGAGGCCGTCAAGGGAACCCCCATCACCACCCCGGCGCTCTACATCCCGGTCAAGACCTTTGGTCCTGGGGATGAGGTCAAGTACCACCCCGACGAGGGGATCAGGGGCTCGGCAGTCCTGCGGTACAACCAAATTGCAGGCCCCATCTGGGCGAACTACGACTTCGGCGGGGACGTCTTCTCCGACACCTTCGGGATTCCGATGGGTGGGATCTTCGGGGAGAACGCGGCCACCGGAACCGGTGGGGCTGCGACCACCCTGTCGGCGTCCTATACGGCTGGAGCGGCGACCTGCTCCGTGACCGCTGTCGTGACCGCGAGCCAACTGATTCAGGTGGGTGTCGGGAACCTGGCCGAAGTGCGGAAGGCTTCCTCGGTCTCCGGTGCCGGTCCTTACATCGTGACTTTGGACAACCCGATGTCGTTCAGTCACGCCAACGCTGCTGCCGTACAAGTCGGTGTAGCGGCTCCGTTCACCTACACCTTCTATTTGAGGAATGCCGGGGATCTCCAGCCGGCCTCGTTCACCATTGCCGACCGCTACCTGGGCGCGGTCGCCAACAACACGCGGTTCTTCCCCGGGATGCAGTTTTCCGAGGTATCGCTGAAATTCAACGCCGACGGGCTCCTGGAGTACAGCGCCAAGGCGGTCGGATTTACCTCGGCCATCGGGACCGATCCCGTGTCGTCCTACAGCGCGATCGTTCCCGAGGCCACCTGGACCGGCACGACCACCATCGGCGGCGGCTCGGTCCTGTACGCCCAGACGGGCGAGATCGTCTTCAAGAGAAAAGCCGAACCGATCCACACCATCGACAGCACACAGGGGCCGTACAAAATCTGGGTCGGGCCGCTGGAGGTCACCGGGAAGATGACGGTGGTCATGGAGGATGACACCGAGTACACCCGCTACCTCACGAACACCCAGCCGTCGCTCGACCTCAACTGGTCCCAGGCCCTCCCCCTCCAGCAGCAAGTAAAGGTCCACGCCACGAAGGCGGCGTACACCCTCGCCAAGATCGAGCGGAGCAAGGACTACGTGGAGCTTTCCATCGACTTCGACTGTATGGCGAACGTCACGGACATCGGCCAGTCGGGAGGCTACGCGCCCGCCACGGTGCAGCTGCAGAGCAACATCGGCTCCGTCCTCTACACGTAAATCGGGGGGGACCCCAGGAAGGAAGGCAACGGCATGGCAAGGGCACTTGAGGTCGAGCTCCCGACGGGAGCAACGGCGAAGTTCCGCGATCCAAAGGTCTTGACGAAAGGCCAGCGCAAAGTCGCTCAGAACGAGATGCTGGCCCAGGCCGGGACCGATGTCGCCACCGACGAGGCGTTCCGGATCTCCGATGTCCTGGTAGTGACCCTGGTCGAGTCCTGGAGCTATGACTTCGCGCTCACCAAGGAGAACCTGGATCTGATGCCCGCCCTGGACGCCGATGCTCTGATGGTCGAGGCAACCGAACGGATCGAGGACTACTGGCTGAATATCGGACCGACGCCGGACCCAAAAGCCCCTACCGGAGCCTCCAGCGAATCCGGTGGATCCTTGGCGGTGGAAGCAGCGACGACCGATACCCCCTCCCCCCTGAGTTCGCCGATTACCAGCTCGTAAAGCTGACCGGCTGGACCCGCCAGGAGATCGACGAGCAACCCGCCCTCTGGACGGACTGGCTGCTGGCAATCGACAAGACCGTCGGAGACGCCGAGGCCGAGGCGCAGCGGAGGGCCAACCGTGGATAACGCCTCATTTCACTTCGAGGGGATCACCGAGTTCGAGGGGGCGCTCAACGCGCTGATCGTCCGCATGGACCTCGCGACGAACGCCGGCCTGACCGAAGGTGGTCAAGTCGTCGAGTCCTACGCCAAGATGGGCGCCTCCGGGGCCCCGGGGCCGAACGTCATCACGGGAACTCTGAGACGGTCCATTCACGTCGAGGGGCCGTCGAGCTACGGCAACGCCGGCCGCCAGATCCAGATTGGCCCCTCGGTCATCTACGGCCGCCGGGTGGAGCTCGGCTTCCACGGCGACGACTCACTCGGGCGCCACTACGAGCAGGACGGCAAGCCCTACCTCGGACCCGCCCTGGATCGGGTCCGCAATACCCTTCTGCCCAGCATCTTCGAGCGGGCCTGGGCAGCGGCGCTCATCGCGTAGCACAACTCCCCGGGAGTCGAGATGGCCGAAGGAATGCTCCCACCGGTCGTCGCGATCCTGACGGCGAACATCGCTGCGTTCAAGGCGGGGATGCTCGAGGCGCAGGGTTCGATGGCCGAGACCGCCGGCGTCGGCGAGTCCTCGATGGGCGGGCTGGCGAAGTTCGGAGGCACAGCCCTCGCGGGGTTTGCCGCCGGTGCGGCTGCCATCGGCGTGGTGTCCGTGAAGATGGCCGGTGACTTCCAGTCGTCCATGACGAAGCTGGTCGTGGGGGCGGGTGAGTCCGAAGGGGCGATCAAGGGCCTGTCGAGTCAGGTGCTCAAGCTGGCGGGCCCCACCGCGCAAGCCCCCGCAGACCTGGCCGCAGCCCTCTACCCCATCGAGTCCGTGGGCTACCACGGGTCTCAAGGGCTGCTCGTCCTCACCGCCGCAGCCGAGGCCGCCACGGCGTCGGGGGCGAACCTCGGGTCGGTGGCCGACGCCCTCGCCGGCACGATGCACGCATTCAACCTCCAGTCCTCCGCGGCGATCCCCACCGTCAACACGCTCCAGGCGGCGGTCGCCTCCGGCAAGATGAAGCTGGACGATCTGGCGGGAGCACTCGGCACCGTCGGCCCCATTGCGGCGACGGCCCACATCAGCCTCCAGGAAGTCACCGCGGCCATCGCCACCATGACCTCCAGCGGGACCCCGGCGGCCCAGGCGGCGACATACCTCAAGCAGACCATCGCCCAGCTTGAGAACCCGACGTCCAAGGCGAAGGACGAGATGAAGTCCCTCGGGCTGAACTCGATCACAGTCGCCGAGAACCTCGGCAAGAACGGGCTCGCCTCCACCCTGACCATGCTCACCGACGCCATCGCGAACAAGATGGGGCCGGCCGGGACCCTGCTCATAAAGAACCTCTCGCAAGGGTCCATGACCGCCGAGCAGTTCCAGGCGAAGCTCGCCGCGATGCCCGCCACTGAGCAGACCTACGTGTCCGCTCTCGCCAACATGGTCGGCGGCACGAAGTCGATGCAGGCGGCCCTTGAGCTGACCGGCCCCCACATGGCCGAGCTCCAAAAGAACATCGGCTACGTCAGTGCCCAGGCCAAGAACGGCGGAGGCCAGGTGGCCGGGTTCGCCCTCGCCATGAAGGACTTCAACACGAAGGTCAAGGCGGGCGAGGACACCATCAAGGCGCTGCTGATCCAGCTCGGCCTCCGGCTCATCCCCATCGTGGAGGGGGCGGCGACGGCCATCGCCAGCATCGTCTCGTGGTTCACGAAGCACAAGGAAATCGCCGAGGCGTTGGGCATCGTTATCGGGGGAATCCTGGTCGTCGCCATCGGTGCCTACCTTGTCAGCGTAGGGCTCGCCATCGCCGCGACGGTGCTGTGGTGGCTCACCTTCAATGCGGCCACCCTGGGTATCGGGATCGCCGTGACGGCCATCATCGCCGCCGTCCTCTGGGTGGCGACCCACTGGAAGCAGACGTGGGGAGAGGTCACCAAAATCTTCGGTGACGCGGTCGACTGGATCAGGAAGCACGCCCTTCTTTTGCTCGCTATTTTTGCCCCCTTCCTGATCCCCTTTTACGAACTACTCAAAAACTGGAAGGCGATCTGGCACGGGATCACTGACGTCTTCGACGCCTTCACCGCCGGACTGTTCAACCTGGACTACAAGGTCAACGGCCCGCTCACGTCCGTCGAGAAGGTCTTTATCCGTCTGGGCGAAATCATTCGTGGGGTCTTCGTGTGGATCGCTCAGGCGTGGGACGACGCGACGGGGTGGATCGCTGCCCTGCCGAGCAGGTTGGGCGGGTACATCGCCGACACCTATGATGCCATCACGGGCTGGTTCGCCAGGCTCCCCGGCGAAGTCGGACGCTGGATCGCAAGGACCATCGAAACCGTCCTGCAATTCATCGCGACGTTGCCCGAGAAAATGGCTTACTGGGCAGGGTACGCAGTCGGGGCCTATATCCGCTTTTGGATCTCGCTGCCGGGGTGGATCTGGGACGTCCTCAAGCTGATGTGGAAGTACCTCTCCCAGTGGGGAGCCGATGCCATCAACTGGGGAACCGCAACAGCCAAGAGCGTCTACGACGCCGTGACGGACTGGTTCCAGAAGTTGCCGGGTCGGCTCATCGCCCTCCTGAACGACGCCTACACCCAATTGGCGTCGTGGGCCGTGTCGGCGTGGCAGTGGGCCGACAAGACCGGCAAGAGCGTCTACGACGCCGTGACGGACTGGTTCCAGAAGTTGCCGGGTCGATTGTGGGGTCTGCTTGTTAGCGCCTACAACCAAATGGTGCAGTGGGCGGGCACGGCTTTGAACTGGGCAGTCCAAACCGGCAAGGACGTTTACAACGGCGTCACCGACTGGTTCGAGAAGCTGCCGGGTCGAGCCGTTCATATCCTCGACGACCTCTACAACACCATCACCGGAGCAGGGGTCCGGCTCGGGGGCGCCGCCGTCGATCTCGGGGCCAAGATCCTCAATGGGATCGTGTCGTTCATCACATCCCTGCCCGACAAGCTGGGAGACCTGGTGGCCGCCATCGGCCGGCTTCTGACCGGCGCGGCCGGCGCGGCCGTGAAGGCGGCCGAGAACTTGGCCGGGTCCATCTGGAGCGGGTTCAAGAAGGGCCTCGGCATCTCCAGCCCCTCGTATCTGGAAAAGGCGATGGACAGCATCATCGGCAACCTCCAGGGCAAGATGGGACCCCTCAAGGACGTCATGGGCGGGGTGAACGGGTTGATCCCCGACGCCTCCAACATCTCCCCCATCCTGGGAGCCCTGCCGTCGTTCGCCACCGGGGGCGTCAGCGGCGCCGGGGGTGACACGACCCTGGTGCTCGAGGTAGACGGTCAGAGTCTCGGCCAAGTCGTCCTCAGCCAAGCCCTGCTCCGCAACCGCCGGAATCAGTCCGCCCAGGTCGCCGTCGGCTGGGGCTAATTCGTACGTGGAGATGCCATGCCCCCAACCGTCATGCCGAAGGTGGTGCACGAGCTGGGCCTGGGGGCAGGACCCTCGACGGCAAGT